AATGCTAGCGGAATAGTGCTAGTAAGGTATACCTAACCGAATGATTGGTCGGGTCAAGATGGATAGCAGTACTATCCACTCCGCCATGTGACATTGCACCCTCTCTGGTACACGTTGCCCCACAGTTCTTCAACAGTTTGTTGCAGTGCAACTGTAAGGGGCTCCATGCACTGTCACTCCTTACACGCATGCCCATGCATGTGCGAGCATGCCTATGCAATGTCACACATCACAGCCTGTCCAGGGCATGTCAGGGCCGGTCTTGAGCAGCGTGAGCATGTCAGATCAGGCGGGGAAGGTTAGGCTAGCCTAAGTTTGGTTGAAGGTTGAACTGTCATGTCCAGACCCGGGGCATGCTTAATCTGGCTGATTGTGTGTGTGTGAGTCCCCCCCAAAGTGCTGCATAGTAAGTGTGACCTGCATCACATTCCATGTGCCAGGTATACGAAGGATCCAAGGGAGACAAGGGCTCTGAAGTCTTTGCAAAACCTTTACATTTGAAGCTGTCCGAAAAACCGGAAAATCACACGTATATATAGTGAGGGATGTTTTTTACAGGGCAGTCCTCCAATCCAGCAGGGACCGGTGTAGGTCACCAGAGGCGTAGTGGTTGGCAAGCTTGACGTACCAGACGGAGTGTGATACCCTTCCGCACTTTCTAACAGTACAAGACTGTCTACATGTAAGACTGTCTAGTAGGAAACCCCCTAAAGGGGTTTCCTTTACTACTTGTCTAACTGTAAGACTTCCTAACTGTTTAGACTGTTTGAATGGCGCCCTTGAGGGGCGCCTCTGGTTCCAAGCTGTTCCAATCCTTTCCATCCTGCTCCTTGTGGGAATCCCTCCCCCGTTCCCAAGCGAAGCCCCTTAAGGGCTTCGTCTTCAACTTCCTGCATGTTGTATGCAGAACAACCCCGTAGGGTTGTAGTTCATACACTTTACTGAAGGAACCTCTTGGCCATTCGAGAACTGACCACGCCCGAGAAGAAGCGGGCTTTCCTCAAGCTCGCCCAGGCTGGCCTTCCTCGGATGAAGGCTTATGCCGAGGTTGGCATCACTGCTCAGGCGTGTGACTACTGGCGACGCTCGGATCCCGAGTTCCGAGCTAGCGATGACAGGATCAAGCTGGTACGCCAGGAGATCATGCCAGAAGCCAGGGAAGACATGCCTGACTTCGAGAGCTTCTGCATGAAGTACCTGGATACCAAGCTCTTCAATCACCACCTTCAGTGGGTAGATCTACTTGAAGAGCGGGAGCCAAGGAACCTGCATCCTGCTCAGCAGTACATCGTTGGCACGAACCCTGACTTCATCCTGATCAACACTCCACCGGAGCATGCGAAGTCCACAACCATCACGGTGAACTATGTGACGTACCGGATCTGCCAGGATCCGAACATCCGAGTCATCATCGTGTCCCAGACTCAGGAGATGGCCAAGAGGTTCCTTCGAGCGATCAAGGATCGTCTGGCATCTCCAAACCCGAACTACCGCAAGCTCCAGATTGACTTTGCTCCGGATGGTGGATTCGATGCCAACTCGGCCGCCTGGACGGCCGACTCCATCTATGTGAACCCTGAGCTTCGTGATTCAGGTGAGGCAAGCCCCACGGTTCAGGCTCTTGGTATCGGTGGTCAGATCTACGGTTCACGATGTGACCTCATGATCTTCGATGACACCGTGACCAACAAGAACGCCCATGACTATCTCAAGCAGATGGACTGGATGCAGCGAGAGGTTTACAACCGTAACTCGCAGTTCGGTGCCAAGATGCTTCTCATCGGTACTCGCCTGGCTCCGACTGATCTCTACGGTGAGATCATCAAGCCCGAGTACTACAATGATGAAGAGTCTCCATGGACGTACCTGACTCAGCCTGCCGTACTTGAGTACGACGAGGATCCAAAGAAGTGGGTCACTCTCTGGCCAAGGACCAACAGGCCGCCCGTCTCACTCTCTGGTAAGAACCAGGTAACCAAGGGCGAAGATGGACTGTATCCCATGTGGAACGGCGAGGCGCTCAAGAAGCGCCGCGCTTCCATGTCTCCCAGGAACTGGGCTCTTGTCTACCAGCAAGAGAAGGTTGTAGATGACGCAATCTTCAACCAGAAGGCAGTCATGGGTTCTGTCGACAATGCCAGGCAGCCCGGACCCATGGGCGGTGGAACGGTCGGGGGAAGGGAGAATGGCATTGAGGGCTGCTATGTAGTCGGTGGCTTCGACCCTGCCATGACTGGCCACTCTGCCGCAGTGGTGATTGCGATGGACCGGCGCACCGGAGTGCGCTGGGTTCTGGATGTCTGGACCAAGGCCCATTGCAAGCCGGATGACCTCTTTGATAAGATCAAGGAGTGGACGGTGAAGTACCGGATGAATGAGTGGCGTATCGAGAAGAACGCCATGAACCTGATGGTGACACAGAACCGAGAGATTCGGTCCTTCCTGGCAACTAGAGGTTGCCTTCTGAGGGAGCACTTCACCGGTTCCAACAAGTGGGACAGTGACTTCGGCGTCGCTTCCATGTCCATGCTGTTCGATGGATGGGAGAAGAAGCAGCAGCTGATCCGACTGCCCAACAAGTCGGCAGAGGGCGTTCGCGCCCTCATTGAGCAGCTGACCACGTGGGAACCCGATCCACCTGGAACCAGGACCAAGCGCAAGACTGACTGTGTCATGGCTCTCTGGTTCGCAGAGATTCGATGCAGGGAACTTGTCGATGAGGCGAGTCAGCAGGAAGAGTTCCATCTCAGGAATGCCTGGATGACCCAGCGAGACAAGAGCAAGCAGGCAGTCATTGATCTGGACTACATGGCTCAGGCCGGTATGCACGGTGACTCTACGATGGAATGGTGGTCTGGATGAGCAGATTCTCAGAGCGAGCCTCTGACGGGCTCGCTTCCATTATGGGTTCATGGAAGTTCGTACTTGCCCAGGCGGCCTTCCTGATCTTCTGGTTTGCTGCCAATCTTCTCATGGCTCACTACTCCTGGGATCCATACCCCTTCATCCTTGCCAATCTGGTCATGAGCGCTCAAGCCGCCTTCGCTACCCCGATCCTGCTCATGAGCCAGAACAGGGCGGCGGCATCAGACCGCCGCACGCTACAAACAGACGTACTACTAGACAGAGAGTCGCTTGAGATCCTCAAGCGCATTGAGGAGAAACTCAAGTGATTACTGGCTGGACCTTTGATCCCGTCAAGAACTTCACCCCTGATGGCCAGGACCAAGTTCTTGGCCTGATCGTTCACATCATGGATGGATCCTTTGAAGGATCCAAGTCTTGGTTCAACAATCCCGAGAGCCAGGCTTCCAGTCACTTCGGCACTCGGCGTGACGGATACGCCGAGCAGTGGGTTGACACGAAGGATCGAGCTTGGGCTCAGGCCGCAGGCAACCATGACTATATCAGCGTAGAGAATGAGGGAGAGGGCGGAGATAGTCTCACCGATGGACAGATCCAGCGAATCGCAGAGCTCTTCTCCTGGGTACATACAGTGTACGGAGTGCCTATCCAGCTTGCGAACAATCCTGGCGAGTCTGGACTTGGCTGGCACGGAATGGGTGGAAAGTCGTGGGGCGGCCATACTAGCTGCCCTGGAGATGCAGTGCGAGCACAGTTCGAAGAGATCCTGAAGCGAACCAATGCGATCGTCAATCCAAAGCCGATCCCGAAGCCCACCCCCCCACCTGCTCCATCTCTTGCCCGTCAGCTGTACTTCCGTCGTCAGGATCATTTCACTGGCGATGATGTCAAGCTTCTCCAGAAGCGACTCAACTACTATGGTGCCAAGCTGACCGTCGATGGCGACTTCGGCCCCAAGACACTGTCCAATCTCAAGAACTTCCAGCAGGGCTGCGGCATCAAGGTTGACGGTGTCGTTGGACCTGACACCTGGTCGTGGCTATGGAAGTGATAAATGCGAACTCTCTCCGAGGTAGCGAATAAGGTCAAGTCCCTGAAGGACGCTGCCCGTGAGAGCGATCAGCGTCACAGGGATGTTCACGATGTTCGAACTGGTGACATTGATACGGTGATTCCTGGGTCCATGCCTGACGCATGGCCCAGGCCCGTTGTCGCCAATGTGATTGACACTACTGCTCGTGACACTTCAGAGGTCATGGGTCAGATGCCAAGCATCAACTGCACAAACTCTCTGCAGACCAGTGATCGAAGTAAGAAGTTCTCCAGCAAGCGAACCAAGATGGCAAACCACTACGTCATCTCCTCTCGCCTTCCAGCTGGAGAGCAGGTCAAGTTCTGCGACCACTATCTCTCCTTCGGTCTGGCTGTCTACTCGGTGGAGCCTGACTTCGAGAGGCATACTCCGATTCTCCGAGTGGAGAATCCCATGGGTGCCTATCCAGAGATGGACCTGTTCGGCAGGCTCAAGTCCTACTCGCGCATCTGGCGCGAGGAGGCTGTCTCACTTGTGGCGAAGTATCCACAACTGATCAGGGTTCTCAAGCCTCAGGGTTCAACTGGCTACGATCAGGATGAGGGCTGGGCAGAGCGTGAGATTGAGGTCTGCAAGTACACTGATGCAGATCAGATCACCATGTATCTTCCGGCTCATAGCAACACTCTGATCGACTCAATGCCGAATCCGATGGGCAAGCTGACCATCTCGATTGCGGTACGTCCATCGTTCGACCACGAGTTCCGTGGTGCTTTCGATGATGCGATCTGGGTCTACCTGGCTAAGAGTCGTATGGCGATGCTGGGGCTTGAGGCCACAGAGAAGGCTGTACGTGCTCCACTGGCAGTTCCTCGTGACCTTCAGCGCATGGTGTTCGGTGGAGACTCTGTTCTCCGTACTGACAACCCCGACAAGATTCGATATGTCGGTATCGACATGCCGCAGTTCGCTGCCCAGGAAGCCCAGAACATGGAGCGCGAGCTAAGGCTCGCCACTCGCTCCCCTCAGTCCCGTTCTGGCAATGTCGATGCGAACATCATCACTGGCAAGGGAATCGAAGCGCTTCAGGGCGGCTTCGATACTGTCATCACTACTGGCCAGCAGGTCATCGGTCAGGCTCTCAAGCGTGCTCTTGAATATGCGTTCGAGATGGATGAGAAGCTCTGGCCCAATGAGAAGAAGACCATTCGCGGCGTAGTTCAGGGCGCCCCCTTCGAAGAGAACTACACTCCTTCGAAGGATATCGGCGGGAACTATCTCGTTGATGTCGCCTACGGCTTCGCCGCTGGTCAGGATCCTGCCAGGGCAATCGTCGCGATGCTCCAGCTTCGCGGAGACAACCTTGTCTCTCGTGACTTCGTGATGCGTCAGCTTCCCATGGAGATCGATGTCGTACAGATGCAGACTCAGATTGACAATGAACAGTTTGAGGATGCACTGAAGGC